GGAACCAGATGCAGTTTTGATAGAAAAGAAGGCTTCTGGCCAATCTTTATTACAAGATTTACGCATGGCAGGAATCCCAGTTCTTGAATATATGCCTGACAGAGATAAAGAAGCTCGTGCTCATGCAAGTTCGGCATTATTAGAAGATGGAAGAATTTACTTTCCATTTGACAAAAAATGGGCTAAGAACTTAATAGACATCTGTGCAGCATTTCCTGCGACCGATAATGATGACATAGTTGACACGTGTACGCAAGCTTGGTTAAGATTGAGAAAAGGTTGGTTTGTTACACATTCTGAGGATTTTGAAGAAGATGATTATGAGGAAAAACAAAGGATAACAGTATATGGCTAGAAAACCAGTTGCGATTCAACAACAGTTAGTTCCTTTTGCAGAATCTGCTCCTGCAGATGATCTACAAGTCGAAGCGATTGGTGATGAAGTCTTAATAGGAGATCCTGAACTAGACAATGTTAAAGAGGAAGACACAAACTTCGGTGCTAATTTAGCCGAAGATATGCCTGCCAAAGAACTTGTCAACAAAGCATCAGAGTTAATTCGTTATTATGATAATGATCGTGAAGCTCGTTCAGACTGGGAAGAGCGATACAAAAAAGGTTTGCAGACTCTAGACCCTGATGGTGGATTAGACGAATCGGAAGAAGAAAGAGCTTCTCGTGGCTTGTCTACTATTGTGCATCCTATGATCGCTGAAGCTGCAACTCAGTTCAATGCTAGAGCTATCGCAGAGCTTTACCCAAGTGGTGGTCCAGTAAAGGCAGTTATTATTGGTGACCCTAATGAGGAGCTAGAAGAGCAAGCTCGCAGAGTTCGTGAGTTTATGAACTATCAGATAACTCAAGAGATGCCAGAATACTTTCCTGATTTAGATCAGATGTTGTTTCACCTGCCATTGGTCGGACAAACTTTTAAAAAGATTTGGTGGGATAGTAATTTAGAAAGACAATGCTCACAGTTTGTAAAAGCTGAAGACTTTGTTGTTGCGCCAGAAAGTAAAGATATTCAAACTTCACCTCGTTATACGCATGTTATCCGCATGCCTAAAAATGATTACAACCGATATGTTGAGTCAGGATATTATTTGCCTAGTGACGATAAAGGTGGTGACATAGATCCTTCAGGAGATGTTGTTGGAGAAGTTGAAGGTGTCGATCAATATGGTGACGAAGCTCAAGACGAAGTAATGACTCTTTTAGAGATGCATGTTTACGAGAATTTCGAAGATGAAGATGCTGAAGTTGCTATACCTTATGTTGTAACAATAGATTATGATAATGAAAATGTTGTAAGCATTCGTAGGAACTGGCATGAAGATGATGAAAGAAAAGTTCGCAGGGAATGGTTTGTTTCTTATAAGTTCCTTCCTGGATTGGGTTTTTATGGTTTTGGGTTGTATCATCTTATTGGTGGATTGGGTAAAGCAGCAACTGGATCTTTACGAGCTTTATTAGATTCAGCTGCATTTGCGAATATGCAAGGTGGCTTCAAGTTACGAGGCAGAGTGTCTGGTGGCGAGATGCAGGTAAATCCTGGAGAGTTTGTTGATCTAGACGCAACAGTTGATGATGTTAATAAAGCTATTATGCCTTTGCCTTTTAAAGAACCTAGTGGATCTTTATTTCAGTTATTAGGATTTATTGTAGATGCAGGTCAGCGTTTTGCTAGTACTGCCGATTTAAATGTTGGGGATGTAAATCCTAATGCACCTGTTGGGTCAACTGTTGCTTTAATTGAACAAGGCAGCAAGTCTTTCTCAGCTATTCACAAAAGGCTGCATTATTCTCAAGGTCAAGAGTTCAAGCTAATTTCCTCCCTAAATGCAGAAAACTTACCTGACCAATTTACATTTTCGTTGATAGGAGGCAGTTCTGAGATCTTTGCTGCAGACTTTAACGATCGCATTGATGTTCTCCCAGTTAGTGACCCCAACATATTTAGCACTGCCCAAAGGATTGCTCAAGCTCAGTCTGTTTTACAGATGGCACAATCTGCTCCTGAGATGCACGATATGTACGAAGCTTATAAACGTATGTATGAAGCAATCCGAATACCGAACATTGACGAGATACTTTTAAAACCTGAAGATGCTCCGAGACTAGATCCGATTGATGAAAATGTTGCAACTATGTATGGCAAGCCTATAAAAGCTTTCCCAGAGCAAGATCACGACTCGCACATTGCAGTGCATATGCAATTTATTCAAGATCCTTCCCTCGCAGGAAATCCTGGAGCTAAAGCGATGCAACCTATATTAGTTGCGCATATTGCTGAACATGTTGCGTTATTGTATAGAACAAGAATGGAAGCAGGAGTTGGCGTGCCATTGCCACCAGTACCAGATTACAAGTCTACAGAATATGAAGCTAAAGATATAGATCCAGAATTCGATAATCTAATTAGTCAACGTGCAGCACAAGTTGTACAACAAGCTCCTCAGATGAAGCAGATTGCAGCAATAACTGCACAACAACAAGGTCAACAACAAAATCCATTACAATATGCACAACAACTCGCTCAACTCGAAACTGAAGCACTTAAAGCTAGGACGCAAGCTCAAATTTCTGCAGACCAAGCTAAAGCACAGTCCTCAATCCAAATTAAACAAGCTGAAGCACAACAAGATATGCAAATAGAAGCTGCAAAAGCTCAGGCAGATCTACAAGCAAAAATTACAAAGCTCGAAGCTGAGTTGCAATTAGAGCGAGAGAAGAACGCATCTAAAATACAAATGGAAAGAGAAAAGAATGCAGCCGACATTCAGATGGAGGCATTAAAAGGTGAATGATATCTTAGCTTCTATTAGACCTATAAATCCTGGAGCTTTCGGCAATGTTGTTCCGCAACAACAACCTCAACCACAAATGCCTCCGCAACAAGGTGGCGATCAGATGACAGATTACTTGATGAATAAAGTAGAAGAAATAAAAAGAAGATTAGGTCAAGGCGACATGGGTGCTCTAAGTAATGTTGCTGAAGCAATGAGGAGCCAAGGATGAAAATATTAACTTTAGATGATGCGTCTGGATATGGTGGTCAACAATATTATGTAGATGATGAAGGTAAATTTGCTGGTTTAGTTCCTGCAAATCAACCAACGACACCTGCAAATAAAGCTCCTACATTTTCCACTCCTGGATCTGCAGACTATAATCCATACACCAATCCTAATGCGACAGAAGAAGAAAAAATACAATTTCGTCAAAATAACTTTCCATATTCCCCAACAAACGATCCAACGTATATTGACAATAATGTAGGTGATAATTTTGGGCAAATTACCTCTCCTGCAACTTCAACTCAAACAATGGATGATTTAACATCAGCTCTTTCTGTTGCGCAAAATTTGAATATTGATCCTGCACAGCGTTTTAAAAATAGAACGAGTGATCTAACAGGTGTTACATATGGAGATAAAAAAGCATTCGAATATGATCTCGGTGATGCTTATGATAATATTGTTGCAGTAAGGTCAGGAGACAGTCTTAAATTTTTTCAAGATGGAGAGCGTTTAGATAGAGATCAAGCTTCTAATGCTCTTGGGATTGATGTGCTTTCTTTAAATAGTTTAGACAGTGGAAATCAAAAAATAAGTTCTTTATTCAATCAATTAAGAGATCAAGAAACACAAAAAGTTTACGACCAGTTCGGTGGTGTTGAAGGAGATTTAGTTTCTCAGTATTTAAAAGATCAAGCTGCAGCTGAAATAGCAAGAAAAAAGAAAGATGAAAGGTCTGATGAAAGAGATGCAAAGAGATTTGAAAATCTTAGAAATCAAGTTGCTAAAGAAGCTACAGATTTATTTCCTGATTTAACTTATAGCGATGCTATAGATAGATATTATGAGTTGCCTTTTTCTCAACGTGCAAGCATGGCAGTTGCCGATCTTGGTGAGGTTTTTGATTCATCTCAAGGGGAATTGTTTCAAAATCCAAATGCTATAGACCCAAACAACCCAAGAAATCTTGGAGTTCTCGGTTCTGAAAGTCTTGCTACTGCCCAACAAAAAGCAGAAAATTATTTTAATGAACCTGTTGAGGCTTTTTTCAATATACCAGATGTGAGTGGAGCTGTTGACGACCCAAACTATGGCAAAGGTGTTTATACTCCACCAGATGATGATGAAACAGGTAGCACTTACGATGATCTAGGTGGTGCTTTATTAAATTTACCTGCTGATGCTCTTAATTTTGAAAAGAGTGGTTTTACAATTCCTGGAACAAACATTACTATTACAGCTCCCGAAGGTGACATGAGCTCTGGTGGTGGTGGCAGTGGAGATAGATACGGGACAAGACCTAAGTTCGGAGCTTTTGCGAATATTTCTGGTGGTGGTGGTGGAGGAATCTGGGATCGATTTAGGAGTAGCTATTTAACAAAGTATGGTTTAGAAGGTGAGTCGCCAGACATTGATGAAATAAAAGTTCGTTATGACCCAGA